AACAGTGGTTACCACTATGAAAAACGCTATCATCTACACAAGATTTAGCCCTCGTCCCAACGCAAAGGATTGCGACTCATGCGAGGGTCAACGCGAACGATGCCAGAAGTATTGCTCACTCAAGGGATACTTCTCGCACGATGTATTCTCCGATAGGGGAGTTTCCGGTAAGGCTATTGATCGACCAGAATTGACCAAGGCTTTACTCTCGCTACAGCCTGGAATGGTGCTTGTAGTGGATCGCAATGACCGTCTAGCACGCGATATGCTTGTCGCCTTGACGATCCACAAGACCGTGGAGGAAAAAGGATGTACCATCGAGTTCGCAGATGGATCGCCAATGCGAACCACGCCTGAGGGTAAGTTGTTCCAAAATATCCTATCTGCGTTCGCTAACTTCGAGCGAGAGAAATTTGCAGAGCGTACCAAAAAAGGAATGCAAAAAAAGAAAGATAATGGAACACATTGCGGGAGACCTCCCTACGGATGGAAGATTGAACCGGCAGCGAAGGTGCTTATCAAGGATGCCGATGAGCAGGTCCGCATACAGTCCATCCGCGCTCAGTATCAGCTTGGGTTTAGTTCTGATTATGTCGCTGCGTTATTCAACGATTCCCACTTGACTTGTCGCGGTAAGCCGTGGTCGGCCCGGACGATTCGCCAGATTATTTCCAGAAATAGTCCTTGACAAAACTCTCTGTGTATCGTAGAGTATACAGAGACACCAACGAAGAGAAAATCATGCAGAGCGGAATCTATCTTGTTCTTCACGGTACGGCCCGGCTATTCGCCACACTGGACGATCTTCAGTACGGAAGCGAATATGACCGAGACGAAATCGCACGAGATATTCTTGGAGCTATCTGCAACGCCGCCGAAGAAGGTGATCGTGGAGACGGCTCTCGCTCAAAAGTAACTATCATCATTTCCCACTAGGAAAAGCATGGCATTTAACTTAACTTCCATTTCGTCTGATTCCACAAGCAGAGCGCCCAAGGGAATCATTTACGGACCACCTGGAATTGGCAAGACCACTTTCGGTGCCATCCAGAATGGGCTGATTGTTGATTGCGAAAATGGGCTGCCGTTGGGTCTGGTTGCTGCCCATACGCCACACATGGCGACGTGGAAGCAGATCAAAGAGTGTTTAGATTGGTTGTCGTCTTACGATCACGGATTTCACTCAGTTACCATCGACACAATCGACTGGCTGTTGAGACGCATGGAGGAGCATGTCAGCGGAACGGACGGAAGCGAAAAAGGAATGGCGTCAACGCTAAACAAATCGCAAGGCGGTTTCGGCAATGGCAAGCAGGTTCTTCGCAACTACGCATACCAGTACCTACTGCCGACACTCGATAAGATCGTGAACAAAGGAACGGCCGTCATTCTTCTCGCCCATACTGCGCGGAGAACCATCACGACAATGGAAGGGGCCGAGGTTGACCGGTCCGCACCAGCGATCCACCCGGATATTTCCGATGTGATTATCGAATGGTCCGATTTCGTCGGTGCTGCCCACATGATCGGAAACGTGCGTTCGCTCACGATGCAAGAGAACTACCAAATGATCGCCAAGAATCGTTATGGTATTGCGGCTACGCTTCCGCTGTCTTGGCAATCGTTCGTTTCGTCTATTTCCGGCTAACAAAGAAAGGTGCATCATGCAAGAAGATTTTGATGATTTCGACGACTCCGACGGATACGATGACATGGACGACGATTTTGAAGACGACGACTTTGACGACTGGTACGACGACTACGAAGAGGGCGACGAATAATGCGATACTCCATTGCGCTTGGTGTTTTGATGGCAGGATTAGCAAGTATCGCGGCGTCGGTCGCTATTCCAGTTTTCCTGATGTACGTAGTGTACCAACTGATGATTCATGCAGGGATGATCTGAAATGAGTTGCATTGCTTGCTCCGGCACGGGCGTTGCCAGCAATGGACACAAATGCGTCCCGTGCAATGGTATAGGTTTTTCTCAACAACAAAGAGGTACGAAAATGAGTTTTGCTGAAGTGTTTGGGGCACCGTTCGATTCTAGCCAAGTTCCGCCGACGGAGGACTACGTTGTCTTGCCACCGGGCGAATATCCGGTCAAGATCGACAAAGCTAGCGTTGAGCCGACGAAGGCGCAGGATGGTCACTTTCTCAAGCTGGAAATGACGGTACAGGATGGACCGTGCAAGGGCCGCAAGCTGTTCGACCGTCTGAATCTCGACAATCCGAACCAGCAAGCACGAGAGATTGCGGCCCGGTCGCTATCGTCCCTTGCGGTTGCGTTGAGGATTCCAGTGATTCAGGATGAAGCGCAGTTGATTGGCGGGGTGTGCTTCGCCCAAGTTAAAGTCAAGGACGACTACAACAACATCCGCAAGTACATTTCGGCCTATCCAGACGCACCACCGACACAGCCCGCCACTCCGTCGTATGCGCCGCCTCCTCCGGCTCCTATTGCACCACCGCCGCAAGCGCCCGCTTACGCTGCACCGGCCCCGCAGCCAACGTCGCAATGGCCCGCAGCGCCCGTGGCACCAGTGGCACCGCAGCCCGCAGCACCGCCAGCGTCGTCTGCGGTTCCTCCGTGGAAGCGGTAAGGAAATCCGGTTAAGGGGGCTATACCAGAAACCCTCAATAAAGGTACAATGCCTTGTCGGTGTGCTTAGGTGCTGCCTCCCGTGTACGGGAACACCAGCCCCGTGAAACTCGGGGCATAACGCGGGATAGGCCAACGTAGAGCCGCTGCTATTAAATGCAGTGCGCTGTGGGTTCAAGCCCCACTCCCGCCATTTTTAAGCAAGAGCCGGAAGGGGCTGGTTCGATTCCACCTGGACGCGACGGCGTTCATAGTGTCACTGGCGAGCACACCGGCTAGTTTTAACACAAAGGCCCGAAGTTGCGGCGAGCGGCAGAGAATCAGGAATAGATTCACCACAATCAGGGCCTATTTTTTACTGTAGGAGAGTTATCATGGATTGCTTTGACGGCAAGCAAGAAGAAATCGAATATCTAGTTCGTCGCCTACTATCGGCCAAGCAGACCGAAGAGGAAGCAAGGGCGAAGCGAATTGCTTGCGAGGAAAAACTAATAGCATTGATCCCATGTCCAGATCGCGGACAAAAGACGTTCACTCTTAACAGTGGCGTGAAGGTTACGATAGAGAGGGGATTCAACTACAAGGCGGACATTGGCAAAATCGAGCAGTTTTTCGAGAAGCATAACGCACCGATCATTCTATCCGATGCACGGCTTCCGCTTCCAGTCAAGCACCAAACCACTAGTTCTCTAGACGTTCCAGGCTATGAATGGTACAAAGACAATCACCCAGAAATCTTTGGCCAGATTGCTCCATTTGTGACCGTGACGCCAAAGAAAACCTCTGTAACTGTGAAAGCGAAGTGACAAAATGATTGCAACAGAAAACAGGCTGTTTGTCTACTTGCGAATTGGCAAGGTTCTTGGTATCCTTGCTAATATCGACGACAAAAATGTGCAACACTCAGCGTGCTACAACGAGAAGGACGGAAGGGTTGAGTTTACCCGTGCGTCTGATCGTCTGCTGTGGGTTCACGTTCCTGAAAATGAATTTGGCGACAACGCCAAAGATGCAGAGCAGATCGCGTCAGAAATCAACACGGCATGGGGAACACTATGAGCGAAATCAGAACAGATCGTAGCGAATCAAAGACAGCACGGATTATTGACGTACCAGACACAAACCAGGTAGGCAATATTCCTGCGGTTTTTGATTCTGGCATAACCTTTCGTGGAAGAAAGATTTTCCTAGAATCATCTGGAAGCTATGCCGTTGACATACAAAATAAGTTTTCGATCAAGCACTTCTCAAGATTCGAGATTAACGTATCGTAACACGGCATGGGGGGTGCGCTATGACAACGCTATCCGACATTACACCAAAAGACTCCGAAACCGTCCGGTTGATTTATGAACAATACAAAAAATCCGGAGACGCCGAATCGAGCCGTGGTTATCTCGGGGCGTCAATTATCGGCCATCCATGTGAGCGCTATCTTTGGTATTACTTTAGGGGATGTTGTGTATCTAACATTGACGGACGCACTTATCGACTGTTTGAAACCGGAGACCTTGCGGAGGCGCGATTTTGCGAAAATCTAAGAAGTATCGGCTGCGAGGTTCACGATCTGGACGCCAGCGGAGAGCAATTTGCGGTATCGGCGCTTGGCGGGCACTTTTCGGGCCACATGGACGCCGCAATCCTAGGAGTTCCTGAAGCTCCCAAAACATGGCACAACGGCGAATTCAAAACGCACAACAGCAAGTCGTTTGCGAAGCTCAAAAAAAAGGGCGTAGAGAAAGCCAAGCCACAACACTACGCGCAGATGCAGATTTACATGCACCTTGCGGGCATGACCCGTGCGTTGTATCTGGCCGTGAACAAAGACACGGATGAACTTCATTCAGAGCGCATTAGATACGACAAGCTGTTCTGCGAATGCTTGATGGAACGTGCAGAGCGTGTAATCACCTGGACGGAACCTCCAGAGAGGATTTCTAAGCGAGCCGATTGGTACGAATGCTCTTGGTGCGGTGCAAAGGAAATCTGCTGGGGCGAAGCTGGACGCACACCCAGCGGTGTTGGATATTGGGCCGGTTACTTGCCAGCACTCCCCGTTGTGCATATCAGTTGCCGTCAATGCTGCCACGCCACACCCAAGATGGACGGGTGCGCCCGATGGGAATGCGAGAAGCATAAAAGAAGCCTTTCGTATGAAGATCAAAAAAAGGCATGTGACGATCATCTTGTGTTGCCTGGGTTGATTGGGTTTGCGCAACCATTGGATTATGACGATGGTTGCATTGTATTCAACGGAGAGGGTGGACAATGGAAGCATGGACGTGGTGGCTATTCCACGAAAGAGTTGATGGTTATGTCTCCGTCCGACCTGACGAATCCGATGATCGGCAAAGCCAAAGACCTGTTCGGTGCCGAGGTCATTTCGGAATCACTTCCTGACGACATTATCTCACGATACCCGCTCGAAGAATGTCGTCAAGTTTTCAACGGACCAGTCGGCCTTTGCAAAGAAAAATGGTGGCAAGTCTACAAGGAAGACCTGGATAAGCTGGCACCAATCAAGGCGCACGAAGGGTTTAATTTCCGTGCGGCCGAATACGAGAATGGGCGTTGCGTTATTCTGTGGACTGAAATGAAATCAATCGGTAGCTCAAATTGCGAAATCAGAGAGGGAATTGTGTAATGAGAGTTGTCAAGCTAATCGCGTTTTTAGCATTCTCTTATTCGGTATATTTTATATTTTTCTTCTCTGTATTTGAATTGTTACGCCTATCCAAAAATAACGTGAACTAATTGCGAAATTCGAGAAGGGAAAATATGATCCTCGCCGAACGATTTAATAGAGCGCGTAAACTAGGGTACTGCTATTGTGACTGCTGCGGAAAGAAACTTATTCGTGGCGATATGGTAATTAACGACGATTTCGGAAACATAGAGAAATTGTTCTGTTCAGAGAAGTGCTGTAGATTGCAGTCACAGCAGATAGTTGCGGCGAGCGAGGAGTCAATGGAAGGGAAGATATAATGGAAGATTTTTCAATCGAGCGTTTTCGGGGAATTCAAGCGCGAATCGGGGACCATCTTCGCAGTACCGGAAGATATGACCGAAGCATTGCGATCATTCCTGACGAAATGTTTAAAGAGGCTATTTCACTGACCGTACAGCGCGAAATGGATGTCATGGGGTGTACGTCGCCAACGCGCGATCTATTTTTCAACAACGTCACGCGATTGGTTAGCTTAAGCAACGCTCACAGAGACATAGAGACACTTGGGCGCATAAGGCGAAATCTTTCTTAATGTTTGTGGAGTTGAGCAATGAACAGTCATTTCGGATCGCCAAGATCGCGCGAAGCGTGTGGAGAGAACATTCGCATTGAGTGCCAGGATGATATGTCTGCTGGCGGGTTGCGACTGTATATCTATGGCGGCAGAGAAAAACAATTTGCGGCTGATGATATACCACTAAAAGAAGTCGGCATGTGCGACTTCATGCCAACAGCCCTAATAATCAACCGAACCGAGGCCCAAGGGCTCATGGAATCGCTGTGGAAGACTGGCATTCGTCCGCGTTCCGGCGAGGGCTCTGTGGGGCAACTCGGGGCCACTGAGCGTCACTTATCCGACATGCGGACGCTGGTGTCGCATTACGCGAAGGCGGAATTGAAATAGATGAAATCATTGTGGAAACATATACGCTGGTGGTTTCTCGATACATTCGGGGAACGGTACACATGGAAGACCGACAGGGGGCATGGGAACTACGACCAGTGCGACGGCTGGGTGTTTCGCGGCCGTTTTTATCCATGTGATTCAGGAGATGAGGTTTAGAAAGGACAATGTTTCAGCTTCGACCATACCAAACCGAAGCGATTGATGCTGTGCATAATTTCTTATGCACAAAAGTTGGAAATCCATGCGTTAGCATGCCAACTGGATCGGGAAAGTCGCCAACGATGGCGGCGTTGATTCAGAAATGGAAGCTGGATCACGCTTCACTACGCGGAATAGTTCTTGCTCACAGAAAAGAATTGGTAAAACAGAACCATGAAAAATTCCTCTCAATCTTCCCAGAATGTCATTCAGGAATCTATTCTGCGGGCCTTCGACAACGAGACACTGAGTCCTCCATTATCTTCGCCTCAATCGACTCAGTGTACAATAAATCCGGGGAATTTTCTCCGTTCGATTTTATCTTTGTTGATGAAGCTCATAGGATTCCTTTTTCTGGCGAGGGAAAATATCGCACTTTTCTCGGCGGCTGTAAGCGGTTCAATGATCGTTTATGCGTTGTCGGATGGACTGCCACCGCATGGAGGATGGCTGGCGGGCAGCTTTGTCACCATGACCACATCCTTACTGATCTTGTGTACGACGCCAACGTCGCAACGCTTATTGAGCAAGGGTACCTCAGTAACATCCGATCAAAAGTTGGACGGTCCCAACCTGACCTGGACGGAGTTGCTCGATATTCAGGTGGAGATTATAAAGCTGGAGCTTTATCTACAGCGGTCAATCGGGACAGGCTCGTTGAGGAAGCTATTTCCGAAGCTGTACGCATTATCAAAGCTGAGGGACGGAAAGCCATTGTATTCTATTGCGTTGATGTGCAACACTGCGAAAGAGTCTCTTCCGAATTGCGACGATACGGAGTCACCGCCCCCTGTGTCACATCCAAAACAAGCCAAGTAGAGCGCGACAAGATACTTTCAGCTTTTCAGAAACACTATATTAGTGCGATCTGTAATGTCAATGTCTTAACGGAAGGTTTCGATGCACCACATATTGATTGTGTTGTTCTTTTGCGTCCTACTCTTTCTGCTGGTTTATTTTCCCAAATGGTCGGAAGAGGCTTGCGGCTCTTCGACGGCAAGTCGTATTGCCTTGTGCTTGATTTCGCTGGTTGCATTGATGAACATGGTCCTATTGACCTCCTTGGAGGAGCAAAAACTGTCTTAGCAGTATGCGGTCGATGTCGAGAGTCATTCAGCCGAGCGTTGCGATCA